GCTGGCTTGCTGCCATTTTGGCGGCTGCATCTTCAGCCGATGAAGCCAGCTCTTGATAGGCCTCGGCAGTCAGTAAGCCTTCATTCTTGAGGGCCTCAACGCGTTGCCGAAGCTCATCAATGGCGGCCTGGTTGTCAGCCATTTCGAACGCAGCATCGAAAGCCGATCGCAGCACGTCTGACTGTTGCTCAGCGGTTAGCCCCATGTCACCGATTTCGGCGACGATAGCGTCCACCGCGGCGATCGCTTCCTGCGCCGCTGGGCTCACCTTGCCCAGCTCGGCCTCCATCGTCAGGCCTAGCCGACGGAAGGCTTCGGCTACCGCTTCCGATGCCATTGCTTCGAGCGCTTCACCGGCCGCTTCACCGCTCGCCTTGACCCGATTGATTTCAGCGACCAACGCACTCAGCGTCTGGCCATCGGCCTCTTTGATCTGCTCGATCAACCGTTCCTGGACGAGCGTGGCCACACCATCGGCGTCGGTGCCCAACTCTTGAAGCGCCAGGCGTAGCGCGCGTAGATCCCTGGCGTCGGCCAGGTCGAGCTGGCTGATCAGTGCAGCCACCTGGTCAGCCGCGCCTTCGGCAGAAGGATCGATCTGCTCGAGCGCATCGCTGAGCGCGCCTGCCGCATTGGCGCTCTCGATCAGCGACTGGTAGTGATCCACCATCGCCTGCTCTTGCTCGCTGAAGACGCGCGTCGTGCGCTCGCCCTGGTCGGCCAGGTCCGATTGCGCCTGGACGGCCGCGCGCCATTCGCCATTCGCCTCGTTGAAGACGATCACACCGTCTTCTACGGCCTGCCGCAGATCCTCCATCGAATCGAAGGCGATGCCGGTCTGGGCGCTGACCTCGGCCAGCCGTGCCGCCAATCGCTCGGACCCCTCCTGAAGCTCAGCCTCGGCCTCGGCCGCTTCCCGCTGCGACTCGCGTAGCTCGTTAAAGGCGACGACGGCCTGACCAATGGCACCGGCCAGGGCCACATAAGGCAGCCCCCGAAGCAGGCCAGCCAGGCGGCCAAGCGCGCCGACGTTGGCAGCAGCGGCCCCCGTGTTCGCCTGGATCGCTTTGGTGTGCAGCGCGGTCGAACCGGTCGCCAGGATGATGCCGGTCCGCAACAGCGCCACCACGCGGACGAGGCTGGATATCGCCGGCGCAAGCGCGATCGCCGCACCAGCGGCACCACCGAGCCCTGCGATGACCGCCCGGGTCGATGGTTCAAGATCGTTGAACCCGCTCAGCAGGCCCGAAAGCACATCCAGCAGCGGGCTGAAGGCGGTGACCGCGTCGCCGAGAGAGCGCTGGACGGAGGCCATCTGTTGCTCAAACTTGGCCGCGCGGAGCTCTGGAGTTTCGAACATTTGACCGACAGCGGTTTCAGTTGCGCCGGCCTTGTTCTCCATCTGGTCAAGAATGCTGTTGAAGTTCTCAGCGCCCTCGCCGGTAAGCTGGAGCGCGCCATTCAGCCCTTCAATATTCCCGAACAAACGACCGAGAGCTGCTTCATTGCCGCCTGTTTTCTCGCGCAGATCTTCGAGCCAGGCCGCAAAGCCTTGCGTGCGGATGGCGGCAGTATCGAACTGGATACCGAGCCGCTCTGCCTCGTCCCTCGCTTCGGCGGTCGGCTTGATGATTGCGGAGATGATTCCGCGAAGCTGAGTGACGCCCTTGCTGGTGGATCCAGCGGCGATGCTGAGCGCAGAGGCTGCGGATAGCATTTCATCGAGACCGAGGCCAGCCGCCTGAGCCAGGCCCGTAACGTCGCCGATGGAGTTTGACAGCTCACCGATGGTGGTCTTACCGCCCTGCATCGCCACGAACAGCGCATCAGTCACATTGGCTGCACCACCCGCAGCGTCACCGTAGGCCGCCAGGATCGACGACACGCCGCTGGCGGCGGTGGCCACGTCGGTCTTGCCGCCGACGGCCAGGCGATTGGAGGCAGTGAGCTGATCGATCGCGTCGGCCGCATTGCTCGCGCCGGCCGAAATGATGTCGTAGGCGGCGTTGGCGTTGGTGATGACATCGCCGCCGTAGGTCAGGCTGAGCTGCTCGATCTCGCGGCGCAGATCCCCGATCGCGCCGTCGAAGTTAAGCGTGGTGATTTCCGCCAGCGCGGTCTGGAACTCGCTCGAGGCCTTGGTCGCTCGGCCGAGCGTCCGGACAGTGGCGAAGATCCCGGCAGCCGCCAGGGCCAGCTCGCCCTTCATGGCGTCGAGAGACTGGGCCCAGCCGTTGGTCTCTGACCGAAGCTCACGAACCCGCTCTCGCATCTTGACGCTGGCCTGCGCCAGCTCACGCTCGGTCAGCTGGCCGGAGGCAGCGAGCTGCTCGTAGGCGCGCTCGACCGACTTGATGTCGGCATTGATCTCACGGTGCCGGCGGATGCCGACCTTCTCCATTGAGGCTTCGACCCGCGACCCAGTGGCGGCGGCGGTCGTCTGCATGCTCTGGAGGCTGGCATCGAATGAGCCGCTGGCCTTTTTTACAGCCGACAGGAATTGGCCTACACTGGCCTGGAGCTCTAATGCGACTTTGAGGTCAGACATGCGATCAGCTCGTTATGTGTTCCTGGTGGCCGGATGGCTATGGCTCGGGCTGGCCGTCACAACGCTCGGGGACATCCCGAGCGACTCCCTTGCCTGGTGGCTGTTGATGGGCTTGCCCGGCGCAATCGCTGCCATCGGGCTGGCCCTCAGCCTTGTTGCGGTGGTTCTTGGCCTGTCTCTGGTGCTTCTGAAGCCAGCGAACCGCTGAGCGCCTTCGCCAGGGTCTCGAGTGCCGGGGTGACGTGCTCGTTCAGATAGCTCGCATTGAGCGTCGTCCACTTCGTCGCCACCAGCTCAGTCACCTCGATCAGCTCATGCAGCGCCAGATCCGCAACGTGCTTGCGCGGGCAGTCCAACAAGTGTGCAATGAGGTCGATCAGCGGCTCACCGATCGGCAGCAGCTTTGTCAGCTGAGGCACCTGGCCCGGCACGAAATCACCGATCAGCGGCTGGCAGGCATTCACGAAAGCACTGAGCACCGGCAGATCGCCGGCGCTCAGGATGCTGACCTGGTAGTCGATACCTTTGATCTTGACCATCGGCATCAATCCGGCAGGCCGTCAACGCGCATGAACGGGCCATAGAGCGAGCCCGAGGTATCCAGCTCCTGGGTGTAGAACGCGACGCCCTGCATCGCCAGGGTGGACTCTTCATCGCTGAGCCAGTTGAAGTCGCCGGACATGGCCAGGGACAGGTTCGGGATGATGACGCGGGCCTTGTCGCCGTCCTGGTTGCGGCCGGTGAAGATGATGCCGGTGCGGACATTGGTGGCGGTAAACGCCGCGATGTTGCCGTAGTCGGCATAGTCGTAGGCCGCCTTGAACGGCTGGGTGCCACCGGTCACGTCCAGGAACTGGATGATGCCCTGGGCTGCATCGACCACGCGATAGTGCGTGTCGGCCGTCAGCGTGACGGGGGAGCCCGCGTCATCGGTGATGACGATGCTGCTGGCGTTCGGGTGCTTCAGGAACGCGAAGCCTTCGTCGGCCACCGTCGGCAGCTCCTCTTCCGCCACAGTGCCACCGGCCTGCAAGGTCGAGGTTGCGAACAGCGCCTTGGCCAGCGTCTCGCGATCGAACTGGTGCATCGTCAGCGCGACGCTCAGGCCCTTGCTGGTTTCCAGCTCGGCGATATCCAGGCGCTGGCCGGAGTTGGACTCCTTGATGTTCTTGGTCTCGCGCGTCGGGGTGGTGGTCAGCACGCTGTTGGCCGCGCCGATCTGGTAGATATCGGTCAAGTAGCCCATCGCAGGCGTGCCGTTGACGGCATCGAAAGTGCCGAAGTAAATCGGGCCCTGGCCCGACCAGATCATCTTCTTCATGAGTTCGCCTCCTCATCGGGCTTGGCGGTGGTTTTCGCAGCAGCCTCGCGCGCGATCAGCCATTCGCCCTGGGGCTTGCTGACCGAGACGACCTTGCCTTCGGGTTCGACCTCGCCGCGGATCTCGACGGGCTTGAGCAGTTTCACGTTCATGCGATTGCGTCCTTTTTCTTGGTGGTCCATGCCAGCGGCAGGAAGTACCTGCCACCTTCGTATGCGGCCGCCGCTGGGGCGGTGGTGAGTTTCATCGCCATGTAGCCATTCGGGCGCCAGTTGTGCAGCGCCTGGATCACGGACGTGGCCAGCTCGCCGGCGAGTTGCCGAGCCGCCTGGCCTGTGCGTACGCCAGCCGTGTCATTGGTGACGATCACCGTCAGCCAGCGCTGGTCGACTTCGAGCAGCGGCCCGGTGCCGACGGCATAGCTGTCGTAGATCACCAGCACAGTCGACTGCCGGCCGCTCACCGACCCGGCGCTCTCGACGTCCGGTAGCTCCTGCAGCTTGATGTCGCTCGGCAGTTCAGCGCCAAGGCGTTCCATGATCAGCTGCTCAGCGGCCAGGAAATGGCTCATCAGATAAAGCCCTGCGAATCCTTGCGCCGCCAGCTCACAGGCTCAGAAGTCATCTCGACCTCGCCACTGCCGGCCGAGTGCGTGCTGATCGGCAGGTGCGCCCTGGCGGCTGCGATATCACGCAGCACCTGGCGGGAGGCCTTGGCCTCGACCTTGGCCGGGTGATCGTCAGCCAGCCGCCCGCCATCAGCCAGGTAGAGCCGCTCGCGGATCAGCGTGCAGGCTAGTCGGGTCAGCAGGCGCGGGACAGGATCAATCGGCAGGTCGTAGCGAACACTGAGATAGCTGTCGATCTCCGCATCGACGTCGGCGATGATGGCCGCGACCAGGTCCGTGTCGGCCTGGTCGTCGCCGTCGCGATCGGTCAGGCCGACGATTTCTTTGGCCCCGAATCGCTCCTGCAGGTTGCCCAGCGTGGCGTACATCAGACGGTCAGGCTGTCAGCCAGCTTCTTGACCGTGGCCTTGCCCAGGCCCGAGATCTCGACCAGGTCCTCGAGCTTCTCGTAAGCACCCGAGCGCTCGCGCCGGGCGACGATCGCCGCAGCGGTCTCGTCACCCAGGCCCTTGACGGCCGACAGCTCCTTCGCCGTGGCGGTGTTGATGTTGACCGGGCCGGCAGCCTTGCCAGACTTGCCGGCGGATTCGCCGGTACCAGGCGAGGGCTCGCTCAGCTTGCGGGCGTCCGGCTGGCTGACCTCTTCGACTTCCAGGAAGCGCTTCTCTGTCCGGATCGCCGCCGACTGCTCGGCGCTGATGTCCGGCTCGGTGCCCTCCGGCAGATTGTCGCTCGACTCGCTCAGATACAGCCAGCCGCGGCCGAACTCGATACCGCCCCGGAAGAACCGGGGGCGGTTGTGCTTGGTTTTGACTCGAATCATCAGATCAGCCCTCAGTCGAGCCAGGGCGTTTCGATGATCTGAACCGCCTGGTAGAGCGTGTTGCCCGCGCCGGCCGCGTTGGTCTGGGTGTTGAACAGCGTCTCGGCTTCGTCCAGGCGGCTGGGGCCGACCAGGATGTGGGTCGGGCGCACGCTCAGCGGGCGGCCTTCGTCGCTCTTGAACGACTTCATGTTGCTGCGAGCGGTCTTGAAGTTGGCCGCGCTCAGGTCGTTCTCGCTGGCGTAGGCCAGCTGCCAGAACCCGTACCCCGCAGCCCCGCGTCCATCGACGCCGTAGCGGTAGGTGTCGCGCATGAAGACGGACTCGTCATCGCCCCGGGTCATCGACACCAGGTTGTAGTCCTTGCGGCGCTGGAAGATGAACGGCTTCAGCGGCCGGCGCAGATCCAACAGCACCCAGGGAGCGCCGCTTCCCGACTGCACGTTGCTGACCGTTCCGTCGCCGACCGGGTGGTCGCTGTCGAAGAACGGCTGCCCGTCGTAGCACAGGCCGGTGGTGAATGCGGCAACCACCGCCTCGAACACCAGCTCGTCCGGATGGGTCGCGGCAGCGAATCCCATTTCCTGCATCATCGGTGAGTAGACGCCGAACTGGTCGTCCTCGATGTCGTCGCGCTTTACCTCGATGGAGGACTCGAACTTCTTGTTCTCCAGGCGATAGGCCTCAGCGGCCATCTTGTGGAGCACGCGATCGCCGACCCACTCACGCAGGCGCGGGAACTTCCCGAGCCAGCCGTAGAGGTTCTCGGCGGTCATGGACGGGACCAGAGTCGCGATCTGATTCCACTGCGGCTCGACCGAGCGGAAACCGGTGTTGAAGTCGCTGCGGAACCCGACGAACAGGTCCTTCAGCGTTTGGGAATTGATAAGCATGTGAAGGCTCCTGTTAGTCGATGCGGATCCAGACGCCGTCGGAATCGACGTCTACGATGGTGCCGGCGGCCGAGCGCGCACTGGACCCATCGGTCAGGGCCACGGTGTGGTCGTCGACGATGTACGCCGTGTCGCCGATGTGGGCGATGGTGATCTCGTCACCGGCCGCGCTGTTGTCGAACTTGAACGTTCCCTTGCGCACGCTGACGGTCTTCGCGCCGTCGGCATAGCCGGTGGCGTCGACGTGCTCTTCAGCGACGCCGTCAGCGACCAGGCCGGTGGCCGTGGCGGCCGGGATGGCAAAGCCATCGGCATCCAGGCAGACCAGCGCGCCGAGGAAGATCACGGCGTCCGCATGGACACCGCGGCCGTAGTCCGTGCCGTCACGGCGCGGGGTGTTGCGATCGCGAGTCAGGCTCATGCCGTCTCTCCTTCCAGCTCATCGAGCTGCTTCTTGTAGTCTTCGGGCGACTGGCCGAGCTGCTTGCAGATCGCCAGCTGGCCCGGCGTGAGGCCATGCGCGCCTTTCGCGGCGGCGGTAGCATTCGGGTCGCCATCGGTCTGGCCCTGGCGCAGCCCGGCGATCGGGCTCGCGGACTCCAGGTAGGCGGTCAGCGCAGCCAGGTCCTTCTTGCCCAGGCTGGTGGCCCAGTCCTTCTGAGAAGGCAGCAGGCGGCCGTCGTTGAGCGCGGCAGTGACCAGGCTCTCGACCTTGTCGCCGGTGATCTGCTGGCTGAGCGCGGCGACCGAGTCGCGCATCTCATTGAACGCGGCGATCGGCACGTACCGCGCCGGATCGGGCTCGCCAGCGGCAGCCGTCTGTTGCGTGGCCGCGGCCAGCTGGGTTTCGAGCTCGGTGTT